GTAGTAGTTGCTGTTGGCACTGTATACAGTGTTGTTAAATCTGTTGTAGTTAAATCTACTTTTTTATTTTTAAAACTATTAGCCATTAATTAATAAAGAAGTTAAATGCTTCTACCTCTTGTTTTAATTCTTCTTGAAACGTTGTGTTTAATTTTTCTACAATTGCATCAAGATCTCTTACTTGTGCTTCTGCAGTTGTTACTTCATATTCTTTACTTGGTCTTGTTAATACTTGTACTATTTTTGCCATTATCGTCTCCCGTCTGGTTGTATGTCTAATCTAAAAGTTCCTAGCTTCCAACTTTGACTAGCTCCTGTATTAGCTATTTTTAATGAAATAGCTCTTGCTCTTGCACGTGTATCTACTTTTTGTGTAGATGATGACACTGTAAAAGGTCCAAGTGATGAGCTTGCTTGAGTGTCGCTTGGAAAATCTCTTAATTGTAATGTAATTTGTGCATTACCTGTTTGAGAAACAAAGTCTGGTATGAATCTTCTAATTTTCATTAAAAACTCTCCGTCTCCTCTAAGATCAGGCATTCCAGTTGATTGTCCTGTTATACCTCTTCTTTGACTTATGTCAAAGTCTCCTGATTCAATACTAGAAGTAATTGTTGTAGTAGTTGAGCCTTTAACCTGATCGGTTCCTGTTTCATGTTCATAATAAGTTGTAATACCATCAGTATTACCTACAACATCAAAAGACGAGTCAGTGTCCGCATCATAGAAAGTTGCATGAGGTTTACCAAACACCGCTGAGTCTTTCCATGAAGTTCTAGCAAGTGTGCCTATTGTCCAAACAGGTCTTTGTGGTGATGAATCAAAATAATTATAAGCAACCATTTTATTTACAACGGATGACGTTGATGATGGATAAAACCATATGACCTCACCAAACAAATTATTTAACCCTGCAGTGACCATTTGGTTTCCAGACTCTAAATTTATATCATCGTAAACGTGATCCTCTACTAAACAAGGTAGTGATTCTAGTTTACCAGCATATCTAAAGAAACCATTTTCTGACATCCAGTATGCAGCACCATCAACTTCTACACATGCATT